GCAATAGTGTTCCTTCTTTCTAAATCATTAATAGATATATTAGTTGGCTTGCCATCTAAGGCAAACAACTCTTTAAAATGTACTATGAAATATCTTCCTTGTTTGTGTAATATGTGGCAAGATTGAAATAACTTTTTATCTTTTCTTGACGCCACTCCTATTCTTGTTAAAGTTTCCCTAACTTTTAAAAAGTCATCTGGTTCCTTTAACTGAATTTCTAACATCTGTTCTGGATGCCAGGTATTATCTAATTCATTCATTTGGTCCCACCTTTATATAATTTTTCCTTAATCAATTTCAATTGATTTTTGGTCAGTATATCAAGAGCGGACTTTGCTTTCTCATTATTATATCCATAAAACTCTTTTACTAATCCAATATCTTTCAATTTATTCGCTCTCAAAAAAGGACTATATCTCTTTTTTGATCTAATACTATTTAGTAGAAAGTGAAATTGCATATCTTTATCAATAAAATGATTACGATTCATTTCATTAACAAGCATAAGAGTATCTTGAAAACCTGATAGTATTTTATTAACTATATAAGCAGGATATTTTTTAACCCATTCCCTATCATCGGATTTCATTAAATCTTTTTTAGTGAAATTGATAGCGTTTAAATAATCTTTTAATTCATAACTCATTTGAATTTAACCTGGGACATAAGTTCTGTTAAACAAGCAACTAAATTAATCTCCTGGTCAGCAACAAAGGCTGATTTATATTGATAATCAGCAATAATTAAAACAGCGTGTGGGATAGTAGATGGTTCTAAATTAGAATATAATGTATCATACATCTTTCTAAAAATTTTAACAGGATCATTATCAAGGTTATTGACAACCCATTTCCTCATATCACTAAACTCTTTATTTTTTAAATGTGATACTAATGTTTTTAAATTTTCATCGGATACATTAACTAAAATACCTGCGTCAATAGTTCCACTTACTGAATATCTTTGTAATTCATTAATTAGTTTTCTAAAATCTGGAAAATGTTTCTTGATTAATTCTGCAAGAACTGGCTCCTCAAAGTCCACATTTTGTTCTTTCAGAATATAAACTGCTCGTTCAAACAACTTACTTGCTAGTTTAGGTTTATCTTTTGGATTAATTCTAAATTCTATTGTTGAAAATCTACTATGTAATGGATCAATTAATCTGTTCTTGAAATTACAAGTAAGAATGAACCGACAATTCTTATGGAACTCCTCAATGAATCCTCTTAATGCAGGTTGTGTTGATTGTGGATTAAGATAATCTGCTTCATCTAATATCACAACTTTTTTACCACCAGATAATGATACTGTTGAAGCAAAGTTTTTAATCTTACTTCTTAATACATCAATGCCTCCTTCTTCGGAACCATTAATCATAACCCAATCGCAATTCAATTGGTCACATAATGCTTTCGCAACTGTGGTCTTTCCTATACCAGGAGGTCCTGATAATAATATGTTTGATAATTCACCCTTTTGAATAAAGGATGTAAATAGTGTTTTTAATGATTGTGGTAATATACAATCATCAATAGTCTTTGGTCGATATTCCTCAACCCATAAAAAATCTGTACTCATAATTCACCTAATTCACAATTTAAAAATTAAACTTTTTTTTTTTTTAAATTCGATATGATGAAGAATATGAAAAATTCGAAAAGAATTATGAAAAATAATCGAAAAGGATTATGAAAAATAATTGAAAAGGATTATGAACATAATTGGAAAGGATTATGAACTTTTCGTGCCCTGTTATATCGGCTCTGATGATTCCGTGCGGTAAAACAACTAAGAAGGAAAAGACTCTCCGTATGAAAATTTCGAAAAGGTTTATGAAAATTTCGAAAATGTGGAAATGTGTAAAATTAAAATCTGTTTCTCTTTTAATTAACTTTTTTTATGTATTTAAAATAATTAACTCTTTAAAAATCGAAAAAGGAGAAGGAAAAGATGTAGACGAAGAAAAGTGCGAAACAAAAGTAAATTACAAATCACAATTTAATGAAATTAACTTTTTTTATAATTAATTGTTTTTCTCCAAGTAGAAATATGAAAAAATCAAAAAGTGGATTCTAAAACACTGATTTTAAAAAAAACTGATTTTTTAAAAGTGAATTTTAAAAAACTAACATTTTAAAAAACTAATTTTTTAAAATTAAAAAAATCAGTCGGAAGTAATTTTTACGTAATTAAACTAATTAACTTTTTTGTTTAAAAAATTCAAGATATCGAAAAAACATCGAAAAATATCGACAAACAAGCTTTAAGCTTTTTTAAAATCAAAATACTCAGAATTTAAATACTTTTCTTACTAGTGTGTATATTGTATATCCCGATTTTGTGAGATTTATAACGTCAAGTGGTGCTGTGGATCAAGCTTTGATATCAAAACGACTTGGACTTGAACGTTATAAACTAGTTCTTCTTGGTCATATTTTTCAAAATCGGTGAGAGTAGCGAGTAAATGTCTTTGGGATCCTCAAAATGACAATTTCGCGGATTATAATTATGTTAATGATGAATTGATGTGTTCAATTCAAGTATTTGGAATTTACATTCAATAAAGTTCTATTTTTAGTCTGTATTTTTAGTATCCATGTCAATCGGTGACACAAAAACGAAATGCTTTCTTCAGCAACATAACTATAAACTTCTAAAAAAAGTGGGAGTTGGAAATTATGGGCATGCTTTTCTTGTCGAATCGATGGTGTCAAAAGATCAACTTAGGTACGTGTGTAAAGTCGTTGATCTGCAAAATGCAACAACGTCAGCAGCTACTCAGGCTTCTGGTGAGGCTCAACTACTTTCTTCACTTCAAGATTTTGCTATAGTAAAGTACTGTGAAAGTTTTATATCCCATAATCGTCTTGGGATAATAATGGAATACTGTGACGGTGGAGATTTTTCATCAAAAATCAAACGTATGTAACGACAACGTCTTGATTTCAAAGAACAATTCATCCTCTGTACACTTTCTCAACTTCTCATGGCTCTTCGACATCTTCATTTAAAGAGAATCCTTCATCGTGATATTAAGGCACAAAATATTTTTTTGACAAAAGATGAAACTCGTGTTATGATGGGTGATTTTGGAATATCAAAAGTACTTGACTCAACGGAGGCTTTCGCAAAAACACGTGTTGGAACTCCATTTACTTAAGTCCTGAACTCTGTCGTGGACATTCTTATGCCGGTCCTTCTGACGTCTGGGCTTTAGGTTGCTTTTTATATGAATTATTGACATTTCATCTACCCTACGATCTCGGTAGACGGATTCTCGACCTGGAACAGGAACTTGCTGAATTACCATGTTTACGATCGTCGTCGGATTCAAGATCGTCGTTTAGTTATGAGTCGTGTGATTCGGAAGAAGGGACACCGGAAATTATTTTTTTCTCCTCTTCTTCCTCGTCCGATTCTTCCGAAGAACGATGTGATTTGATGAGTGGACAATCAGCAGATAGTTATGACAAATTCGATACCCGGAATCAAGATTTGAGAGCGTGAAAAAAAAGATTGGAATTTAAAATTCTCGATGGAAAGGATTATTATGATGATGCTATTGTTAAACTCAAAAAACAATTTGATGATCTTCAATTAAAAAATATAGAACTATCGACAGAACTTCGTAATTCGAAAAAATTTGAATTGTTGAAGAAGAGTGAAGAAATTCGAGAAAGTTCTTTAGAAGAGTTATACGCTCGACAGTGGGGACTTAAACTCCAAATTGCTGATTTGGAAGCAACACATTTTGAAGCTTTAGGAGAATTTAAATCCGTAGAGGAAGCACAAGAAGCTTGTGATAGAGAGATGGAAGAAATTTTAAAAGAACAGGAGGAGGAGGAAAATGAGTTAAACGTTCAAACGGACGTGTACAACAGACATATTAGGACTCTACTACGAGGCTGATCGATATGTATTTTTTCATTGGAACTTGAAAATCCGAAATATTCGTTTTTTACGTCTTGTTATTTAAAAATTAAACTTTTTTTTTTTTAAATTCGAAATGATGAAGAATATGAAAAATTCGAAAAGAATTATGAAAAATAATCGAAAAGGATTATGAAAAATAATTGAAAAGGATTATGAAAAATAATTGGAAAGGATTATGAAAAATAATCGGA